GGACTTCTGGAGGAATGCCTGTCTCACCGCAGTGACATCGTCATCCTGCTGCTCGGCAGCCCGGACGTTCAGGAAGTTGTTGATGCTGGGCTGGATACCCGCCAATGACTTGGCAAGAGCCTCCCAGCTATTCGAACCGATAGGCGCCTGCTCGGGGCGGGCGTAAGTGTCGACCGGAGATGCGTTCGGGGACAGGCCCTGCACCCTGATATTGTCGGCTGAAGGCGTCCGAACACGACCGCGGTTCTGGCCACCACCGGAGCGGCGGCGCTCTTCATCAATGGGCCTCAGCCCCGGCAAACGTGCCATTACTTACTCCGTTGTTTGACCTTGAAGTCATTGTAGGAATCGAGACCAACCCCAGCGATCTTGAGGCCGGTGTTGAAGAAGGACGGAGCGGCTGCCCGCTGGACCGAGTTGATGCGGTCCTCGGCGTTGGCCCTGATTCCCTTCATCTCGTTGTTGAGCTGGGAGAGCGTCCATTCGGTGTTCTGATCGGTGCGGTCATTGGCTGCCGCAGCTCGACCATCGAACTCAGCCAGGAGGGCGTCCACTGACAGACCCGAGACACCAGCCTCGCCGGCAGCCACCGTCGCAGTTGCCTTGGCTTCACGCGCCTCGCGTACCGTGTCCATCTTCTCAGCCGCGCCCTTCTCCTGCTCCTGCAGCATGCGCTGCTGGGTCTGGAACATCTGGTCGCGGGCATTCTGGTTCGCCCTGGCGGCGTTCTCTTTGTAGAGCTGGTTCTGCTGCTCGGCGGCTGTCTTCTCAGCCTGATAGCTCACCACCTGCTGGGCAGCGCCAATCGCGAACCCGATCATCGAGAGGGGGTCACACATTGCGTATCCTCGCAAATTCATAGAAGGGCAGGTTTCCCGGCCCCGGTGCGTTGACGATCCTGAGGAACTTGAAGCCGAGCCAGCGGAGCCACGCGATGTGGACCTCATTGCGCTGGTCGACGTAGTTGGTCAGGACCGTGAAATCTTGATGGAAGGTGTCCACCCACTGCTTCGAGCGGCGTAGGAACCTTGTCTTGTTCTGTTTGATATCGTCACTGCCGAGGAGCCAGATGTACCCGAGACCCTCAACGGGGGACGGACAGACGCCAAACATGGCGACTGCCCTATCCTCGTCATCGACAACCGAGATGCAGTTCTTGGACAGCATGAGACCATCCCGAAGGGACTGCTCTGGGCCGGGGGCGCCAGCGGCGAGCAGTTCCTGTCTGTCGGCTTCTCGAAGTCGGGGTGCAAGGTACGTCACGTCCTCAGGCCGGGACAGACGCGTCTCCAGCATTAGAGCCTCTTGGAACGAATGACGTAAAGGGCCTCCCACTCGGCGCTCAAAAACGCGCAAGGGAGGAAGGTATCGTTGACGATGTCGACCGTGACGAGATCGTTCTTCGACATGAGCGGGAACGAGAAGCGGCCCTTGTCGATGGCTGTCTGCCCGATCACGTTCTTGGCCGAGCCAATCACACGACCCGAGAAGACATACCGGTAGGTTTCCCTTCGCAGGGGCGTTACCTCAATTCGGAAGTAGCCGCTGTTGTCGTAGGTCAGGGTGGCCTTGCGGAGCTGGATACGGCCCTCGCCCACGGTCATCTGACCACCACCGACGGCCTCTTCCTTGATGACGAACGTCGAGAACCGGTAGCGCATCACATAGGAGCGCCCGATGATGAACTTCTCCAGCTTCCCCTTCACCACCATGTTGTTGCCATCAATAGTGTAGGGAATGAGCTGTCCAGGCTTCTTGATCGGGTCACCTGCGCGGGAGACGATCACGTAAGCCTCGCTCGCCGGGAGTAACTCAGCTTGAAGCAGATACGGCGGGGTGATCGTGGTCTCGTTCGTCACGGCATTGTACGAAACCGTGCAGGCATCTTCCTTGGCCTTGCGGTCGATGTTCAGGCCGAAGTCGAAGCCGTCATCCACATAGCCGGGGTTGACCGACATGCTCTCAAGGAACACGCCGTCAGAGCGGCGGATGACGAGATAAAGATTGCTCTCGACGAACTCGACCGAGAGGATCGTGTCGGTGGCCGGGAACGTCCACTTGTACCATGCGGACTGCAGCTTCTCCTGCTCGTTCCAGTAATACTTGTAGACGTAGATTGAGTTGCGCTCGCTCTCGCTGATCAATGCGATGGTGTCCTCAGATGAGGAGGCAGCCATCTTCGAGACATCCTTCGGCACATAGGCCGGGACGTGCGAGGTCACATCGGACGCGTCGTTCGTCTTGGTGTCGCCGTCGACATAGTACTCCCGCAGGCCCGAGAAGTTGCCTCGGTTGAACGTGAAGTAGATGTTCCGGCCAGAACCGACAGGTCGAGCCTTAAGCGAACATTCGAACTCGGTCGTCTGGTTGATCGAAATCGTCTCTGGCGTGAGCAGCTCAGAGGCCCCGAGCTGGAACTGGGTCTGCTCCGAGAACAGCAGCAGCGTCTCGTTGAACGGGATGGCATGCTGAAGGATCGAGACCTTGATGTGCGACACAGCTGCGTCGATGGGGTCGGTATCCAGCACCTGGGTGGCCGAACTGCGGAAGAAGTTGAAGAAGTCACCCGACCGGGAGAAGACTACGTTTTCGTCCGCGATGAAGCCGAGCCGGTTTCGGTGGAAGAAGATATCGTTCATCTTCTTGCCCACGAAGGAAGGCATCGGGCTGCTGTCGAGGTCGCCGGTCTTCCGGTCAATCCACTCCACCTGCCTGAAGGTGAAGGTGCCGTCCGCGTTACGGGTGAGCGCGTGCGCCATGGTGGATGCTTTGAGGCGGATTGCCTCGCCACCCTTGACGCTTTCGACCCAGACACCTGAGGCAACGCCTGAGGCCGTGTCGAACTTGACGTAATAGTTGTCGAAGGAGGACGACTGGTCCCCGACGATCTCGACCGCGAAGCCGTTAAAGCCCTTGGCCGGCAGATCGGAGAACCGCTGGACGGTTCCCTTCACGAGCTTCATCGCTTGGTCGCCCTGGCTGTCCGTCACGTTGATCGTGAAGTCAGCGTTGTCGGCCCGCTTGATGTAGATGCTCGAACCGTTCAGGGCAAAGGAGAAGCCACCGATCGCTGCGTTGAGCGCGGACACGAGACCGGAAGCAATGACATCGGTCTGGATGTTGTTGATGTGCGATGCCGTCGAGCCATCAGGTGTCGATACGGTGGCGCTCACGCCATTCAAGGCGACCGTGTACTTGGTACCGTAGGCACCCTGCTTCACCCAGACCACTGCCTCAGGGGGGCGCGAGGCGCTGAGCGTGGTGTCCTGCGCGACCGTGATGGTCTTGTTGATTAGGAACGTATAGTCCGCAATCGTCACGGCCTTGAAGGAGGACCGAGGGTCGGCTGCTGTCAGGTAGGCCTTGCCGTTCGGAAACGTCACGGTCTTCTCATTGCCGGTCTTCAGGTCATAAACCTTCAGATCGCCATTGCCGACCATGACCTCATACTGCTCGGTGCGGTCGCGGTTGATGGTGTGCGTGAACAGCTCACCTGCGGGGGCGTTCGTGATCTTCGCTCGATGGGTCGTGCCAGGGCGCTTGCGGAGCCCCTCAACGACCGAGCTATGGGCGTTCTCCTGAAGCTCACACTGGCTCGCGAGACGGAGCGCATAGGGCTGCTGGGAGACGCCGTTGATCAGGTTCGGGATGGTGGTAGAGACGAGAGCGCCTGCCATTAGACCAGGCCCCCCGGAGGAGTGCGATCCAGCACCCGGCGCACAGACGGATTGTCGTTGAAGACGTTGAGGTCTTGCGTCTCAGCCTCGGACGACATGAGGTTCGCCCAGGCCCGTAGCTCGTCCCTGGAGTTGAACTGCCAAATGGTTTCCGACCCCACCATGCGCTCTTGGAACTGCCGAGCAGCGCGCATCACGATGTATGAGCGGGCAGCCTCGGGGAGCTGATCGAATGGCAGGAGGAGCACGATCTCGACGTAGACCGTGTGGCCAATGTTGAACGTGTGGTTCTTGCGGTCGTAGAGGCGGTTGCCTCGCTGGACCAGATCGAGACCCACATCGGCCCCGGCAGTGTCCACCTTGAGGGTGTTCGGGGGCAGCGTCAGCTCACCTTCAGGGAAGCTGGCAGCTATGGGATAGTCGATCTCAGTGTTCCAATGCCAGCCTACGAGCTGAACGTCTCGGCTGGACTGGAGCAGGATTTGACGGGCGACCACCGCGTCGACGAGACCAGTGTCTTCCACCGTGTTGACGGGGCTTTCACCGATGACGGACAGCATAAGGTTGATCGCCTCAAGCTCCGTTGTCGGAGTGAGGATGACGACAGACATTGTGTTCCTGAAAAAGAAAAAGCCCGCTCAATGGCGGGCCTTGGGAGGAGTTAAGCGGCGGGGTAGGACTTCGCCTTCTCGGACTGCGGGACACGACTTACGGTCCTGAGGACTGCATGGAGTGCCGGGTGGACGTGGGTCGTGTTGCCGCTGACGTTGGTGTCGGTGTTCAGGGACTTGCCGTAAAGGAGGGCATTGTCCTGCACATTGGTGGCAAACACCTCCTGCACCTTGTAGTCCGAGGTTCCATCGCCATAGACGACAGGCTCGTCGAGGATGGTACGGGATGCCCATAGTCCAGGCTGGTATTCGAAGGTGACCGTGGAGCCGCGCGGGATACCGGAGGGCATCTTTATGGTGTCCCAGGTGGTCGTGCCGTCCTGATTGCCAGGGTGGCCGACAACGTTGCCTAAGGGGAACATCTCCGAGGCGGGAGGTTTGGTCGGGTCTTCGTCGGTCGTGTAAGCACCGAACACATCCATGACCTTGGCGTATCGGGTGGAAGCCTTGATGGCGTCATTCACGGTCTTGAGCGTTCCGGTGACACCATTCCATAGCGCGGACACTGAAGTGCCGGCCAGGGTTCGAGCTTGATCTACTGACGTCGATGATGCGGTGGGCCAGAGCGTCATTCCGACGACATGGGTCCCTGCCCCGTAGCGGGTCTTGACGCGATCTACGAGGCCGAACTTGTCGTTGTACCAAGTGCTTGCGGTAGCGCTGTTATCGTTGCGACCGGACTGGTCGAGGACGTAAGTCCAGATGTTCTTGCCGCCGTTGAAGGTGTCCCTGATGTAGTCGATCATGGCCCAGCGCTTGGTGGCCGAGGTGGCCAGCTCCTGCTTGGACTTCGACCCTGGAACGCCCATGACTAGCGGGATGTAGCTGCCCCAAACGGGGTCACGCTTATCGAGCCAACGTCTCCAGACGCCCATGTTGCCACGATCATCTGCGGATGCGGCGATCTCCTGACGTTCGGCCAGGGAGTCGGCCAGCATCAGAGGCACCGGCCTACCATCCCAACCCTTGGCCAGGACCAGAGCAGGACCATACGCGAGCGGCTGAGAGTTCGAGGCGTTGCCGACAGTGTTGTAGAAGGTGTCGAGCGCTGCTGTGGAGGGACCGTTGCCGGCAGCAAGCGCCTGAACAGAGGCGAGGTCGCCGGCACCCCAGAGCTTCTCACCACGGTGCTTCTGGCAACGATATGCGCCGATGTAGGTGTTCCCTACGGTGCCGTGATAGAACGTCTCGATACCGAAGACGGACCACGCCGGCAGCGCGGTGGGCAGCGTTACCTGACCATAGACGACCCCGGTTGCTGCGGTGATCACTGCGGTCGCGGCACCGCCGAATAGGATTGGGTACTTGCTCCCGTCAGGATGGATGAAGTTTGCACCATCGAGCGGAATGTCGGCGTTCGGTACGATAGTTTCCTGAGGCGCGAGACCACCTTCGGTCAAACCAAAGCCCACGAATGGGATCAGGAAGTCGTTGGTCGGGTAGTCAGGTGAGCCGAAGAACAGCTTCGAGCTCTGGTAGTTCAGGCCGGTTGTGTAGGTCTGCGTGAAGCCGGAAGGCCACCGTGTTCGAGTGGCGGCAGGCATATATCGGTTGGGGTCAGGTACCCACACGGGATGACCACCGCCCCCCGATGACAGGTAGGTGGACCAGAGTAGACTTCTGCGATTGATCATGCTGACCTCAGTAGGCGCTGACCGAAATAGCGAGCGGCTGGGTCTTCTCGTTGCGCTTCACGAAGACCCTGTTGGTTCCGAGGTTGATGAACGGCCATGCATCACCGCGCGGGAGGATGTGACCCTTCACCGAGGCAAGAGCAGCGGAGTTCGGAGCGACCGCGACGTAGGCGTCAAAGACGCTCTCGTTCTTGACGATGACCGTGGCTTCAGCCGTGGAGACCGCCGTCCAATCGTCGGTCTCGATGGAGTAATTCTGAGTGGCCATGAGAGTGAATGTCCTTCACGAAAAAAAGGGGAGACCCCTGTTAAGGAGCCTCCCCATATTCACTGGTGGATTGATTACGACGCGGCGTTGCGGATTTCGACAGCTGCCTGCGGGCGCAGGATGCCGTGACCAACTGCGTATTTGGCGACCATCAGGTGACCCTGACGGCGGATGTCATAGGCCGACTCCATGCCCATATCGAGCAGCTTGACGGTGCCGACTGCAGACTTGTGCATGACGAGCGCAGAGGTGTTCGCGAAGTTGCCGCGATAGCGCAGGCCCGAGCCAGCCTCGACGCCGGTTGCAGCCGACAGGTCGGTGCTCGGCAGGTGGTTCGTCTTGATGATATGGATGCCGGCGACCTTGAGGATCGAGCCCTCAGCGTAGGAACCCATGCCGCCCCAGTCCTTGTTCAGGTTGTTGGTGGCCTTGACGAGGTTGTAGTACTGGGCGGGCTTCACGAAGGCGACACGCTCTTCTTCCGGCACGTCCTTCTCATCGAGCTTCTGGGCAGCGATGAACAGGGCAGCGGCGAGGTGATCACCGTTCGTAGCGAAGTTCGGCGTGGCTGGCAGACCGGCTTCACCCGTGAGGATGACGGAACCGCCCGGTTCGCCCTGGACCACGTTCGTGGCGCGTGCTGCGAGGACGCCGACCTGAAGCAGGTGCTTGTCCATCGTCTTGGCCAGGAAGCGGCCCATCTCGGTCGAGTAGATCGAGCGCAGGTCGTAGTGCGTCTTGGCCTCGTCGATGTTGGCGATGAAGCCGTGCGAGATCAGCAGATCGTCGATGGTGATGACCGTTTCAGCGGCCTTGAGGTTCAGGCCGGTGATCTCGGTACCCGGAACGTGGTATTCACCGCCGACCTTGCCGGTCGCGGGAAACTGTGCCGACTTGCCCGAGCTGATCGTGCGGGTCATCGTGTGTTCGAGGGCGACGTTGGTTTCCTCGAAAGCAGTGAGGACTTCGCCTGCGAACTGCATGAGGAAGAGTGCGTCGACATCACCTGAACCGTTGATCTGGCCGATGCGAGTTACGTTGGCGTTTGCCATATAGAGTATTTCCTGTGAAGAGTTGGAAGTTGATCAGGCTTCCCGAACGTCTTCACTCGACACGACAAAGTTGTCCCGACGCATCGGGGCTAAGTTTGCAGAGTGGTGTTCTGGGGATTACCTTTGACAGCCGCGTATTAGGCACGCAGCACTGTCGAACTTCTTTCACAGGCACTAAAAACTACATGGATTTCCGAACCACAACTTGCGGGTAACAGGAGGATAGATGTCACAGAGACTTACCCAGTACAGAGGTCCGCTAACCCCCGAACACGCTGCCGAAGGAATTGCGCTAGCTCGGAAGAACGCTGCTCGATTGATCTCTGACGCGGAGCTGCTTCTTGAGGCGCACCGACATGCCTCTGCTAGCGCATTGGCCATCTTAGCCATTGAGGAGCTGGGCAAGGTCCAAATAATCAAAACGATCGTTCTTCAAACTGATGAGACTGGGCTCAAGCAGCATTGGAAGGAGTACCGAAGCCACCGAGCTAAAAACGTGATGTGGATACTTCCTAAGCTAGCAGCGGAAGGCGCTCGGAACTTAATGCAGGTTCGCCCAGCAGCCGATGTCGAAGGCGATCATACGTGGATGCTGGACACCATTAAGCAGCTCTCGTTCTATACTGACTGCTTCGGTCAGAAAGGCCGTTGGAGCGATCCAAGCGACGCAGTGGAACCGACCTTCGCTCATGCGATCATTTCTACGGCAAAGATGTTGAGCCGGGATAGCATTACCACCACCAGAGAGCTTGAACTTTGGGTGACCATCGTCGGGCCGCACTATGACAAGCCGACGATGGTGCACGCGTTGCTTTCGTTTCAAAAGCAGCTCTTCGAGGAAGGGCTTACGACGACCACCGCCGAAGAGATGGAAGCGTTCGTCAGAGGAAGTCCCGGCCCCTCAAATCAGCCTTGAAACAAGCTGTTAAAAAAGCCCTGGAGAAACCGGAGCTGCCGGGAAATCCTTCCGCTTGACGGAGAGGACCGAGGCGATGCTTTCGAGGACCGACAGGATTTTCGCTGCGACAGCGTCATCCTTCGGGGTCGGCGTGAGCTTGGAGATCAGGACGAGGACAGCCTGCAGCGCAAAAAGAATTGCGAAGATGTCATCGAGATGTGCCCAAACCAGCGCCACGATAGAGGCGAGTGCGGTCATTGGCGTTCCTTAGAACAGAGAGGACTTGGACAGCTTGCGCTCGACGTCTGCCCGGTAGGCAGGGTCTTTCTTGTAGCGGGGATCGCGCATAGCTGCGGTGAGTTCGGCGGTCGACCGGAAGACCTCAGCGGAGTTGCCGCCAGTCTCGCCGTTGAGTAGTTGCGGCTCAGCGCCGTTCTCCGCTTCAAAGCGAGCCTTCAGGCCCTGAACAGCCATCTTGGCTGCCGTGAGGTTGCCGCTTTCGACCTGATCGTTGTAGGCCTGCAGCTCCTCGTTCGTGAGGTTGCCTGCGGCCCAGTTGGCGATTTCGTTGTAGGTGGCTTCACCGCCGACCGCGAGGAGGACTTCAGCTCGGTGGAGCTGGGCCTTGGCTTCCTGGCCTTCGATGTAGGCGTCGACGATGTCGCGGCTCAGGCCCTTCTCGGCCAGCTTGGTGTAGCTATCATCGGACAGCGAGCCACTCTCAGCGAACTCAGCGCCGAGGGCGTCGAAGTCGAGGCCGAGGGCGTTGACAGCTTCACGAGCTTCTTCAGCGTTCGCCTCAACCTTCGGCGCTTCCTGCTGCTGGCCACCCGAAAGCTTGCGTTCGAGTTCAGCGTAGGAGGCTGCGAGGTCTTCCGGCTTCTCGAATTTCTCGGGCAGCCAGGCCGGCCGCTCAGCGGGTTGTGCAGTGGTCTGCTCGGTCGAACCCGACTGGTTCTGGAATTTCTCGACCATGAGAGCGTTATGCTCATCAGAGCCGGGGACCACGATCTGATCCTGTTCTTTGACTTCGTTTTCCATAGTTCCTGCTTATTTCGATACCGGGGCGTTGCGGCGACGGGCTATGCCGAGCGAGATCGCGGAGCCCTTGAGGGCGAACCACTGCTGCTCTTCGGGCTTCGGTCCCTGCTTCTCGGCCGGCGTTGAGGTGCCCCGAGCGGGGGCCTGCGGCTTCTGAACGGTATTCGCGTTGGCGTTGGCACGAGACGGAATCTTGAGGACAGGAGTGTTCTCACGGGCAGCCGCAGCTTGGCCGATTGCCGAATTGGCGCTGGCAATACCCACGGGCTTTGCGGGACGCGGGTAGTCCTGCTTCGGCGCGGGCTTGGCGGCAGCCTTCGGGGCCGACTTCGGTGCGCTGTCGACGGCTGCCTGGGCATCGGTCTTCATCGCCTCGGGGCGCGGCGAAGGTGTAGGGACGGCCTTCTTGGTCTTGGCCATCTCGTCCTTGGTCTTGGTGTGGTAGGACTTACCTCCGAACTTGAAGGTCGTCTTACCGGCTTTACGGGCTGCCTTGAAGGCGTCACCGAAACTGGTCATGGGTGGTCCTTAGTAGTCGAGGGAGACGATGCCACCGTCATGCACAGTCCGCTTCGGCTCACCTTTGCGGGCATCCTCAGGGGCGACCTTCTCGGTCACCTCTGCCTGAGGTTCACTGGGCTTGGGCTTGCGGGCCATTCTGCACCTCTGGTTTGAGTTGATCTCGGAGGATGTCCATCCCCTTCGGCCCGAGCTTCTCGATGAGCTGCTGCATCATGAGCTGCTGCTGGTCCTGCTGGAGCTGTTCAGGCGTCTTGACGAGACCGTCCATGTCGATGCCGAGGGCTGTGCCCACACGCATCAGGAAGTCAGCCTTGCTGATCTCAGGCGGCAGGGCGGCTATGTTCGACGCGGTCTGCGCAAAGACAGTGAGCTTATTCATGTCATGGCCACGGCCAAGAGCCTCGAGGCCGGTCGTGATAGTTGGCTTCACCACGCCCTTAGGCAGCGGCGGAATCTTCTTCTGGCGCTCCATGCGGAACATGAGGACACGCACGAGCGGGAGTTGAAACTCCTGCGATAGGATCGAGTAGACGCCGCCGAGGGCATCTTCCAGCTCGCCGGCCATGTACCGGATTTCCTCAGCCGTCACGCGCTCCCCTGCCCGCTGGATGGCGGTGTTCAGGAGGAACGCGAACGAGAGGCGCTGCTGGATGTTGTTGATCGTCTCGGAGGCGATCTTGAAGTCTGCGAACTTATCGAGCTGCAAGACGCTCACGTCTTCGGCGTTACCGGCTCGCACGGCACCCGAGGGCGCTTTGGCGATATCAGTCATGCGGGTCGTGCCGTTCGGGTTCACAAGGAACAGAACTTTGGCAGCGGCTGCGGAGCCTTCAACGATGGCTTGAGTGAGCGTTTCGAGGGACAGGAGGTCACCGAAGTATTCTTCGACGTAACCTCGACCGTAGTCCTCACAGTCGATCTTGGTGAAGCGCAGTGGAATCCACGGGCACTTGTCGAGCGGGTAGGAACCACGAGACCCCGGCACGGTCATGCCTTTGATCTCTTGACGAATGGTCCACTTGTCTCGCTGACGGACGATGTGGGTGTAAAGCTCGATGGTCTTTTCGTTGGACCTCGACTTGGATTTGACGTGTCCCTTCATGGCCTCGGGGACCATGTCTGGGGAGATGTCTTCTCGGGTAATGATTTCGATCACATTACCCATCGGGTCGCGCTTGACCACATAGCGGTCGAGACGGAAGACCCGCATGCCTCCCTCAGTCGGGAGGTAGATGAGGACGTTACCAGCAACGAGGAGCGAAAGGGCATGAGAGCCGAGGTCGAGAAGGGCCTGAACAAGATCGAACGCGCTCTGATGACAGAGATCGAGACCACGGCAATCCGTGTGTCCGCGTTCGAAG